GTCTGGCCGCCTTCAGTCTTCAGCTGGGCGAGGCCCAGGTAGCGCATCTCGACGGTGCGCTCGAGCGCCATCTTCGAGGTGTGCCGGGTGAAGACCTTGTCCCACTGGGACGGGATCTGCTCGTACTTGCCTTCGATGCCGCGGAGGCCGGGGAGCAGGAGGTCTTTGATCGCCGCTAGGTTAACAGCCATCGTGCGCCCCTATGCCTGCGCCGTCAGAGACTTGGTCTCGACGTTGTTGAAGCCGACGATCGCCCAGTTGTAGGCGCCCGCCTGGGTGCCAGGTCCGCCCGGCGGATCGGTCACCAGGGCGATGATCCTGAAGGGGAAGGTGGCGGTGACGGCGCGGGCGACGGCCATGTCGATGTACGCGCCCGAGAGCCCGTTGGCCGGGTTGCCGACGCCGTAGCCGAACTGGGCGTTCAGCCCGATGTCGGCGGCCACGAACCCAACGGTGGTCGAGTTGCCGGCCTGGACGCGGAAGCGGGAGCCGGGCGCGTTGGTGATCCAGCAGGGGCTGGTGGGCGTCAGCGACGAGACATCGGCGGCGGGCCAGTAGTTCGACCAGACCTTCCGGCTCTGCGCGACCGAGAGGTACTCGCAGCCCTGGAAGATGCCGGCGAGGACGCCCGCGCCGGGACCCGGCCCGGTGGTGGCGCCGGCCATCGTGCCATCGGCCAGGCGGAAGACCGGGTCGCCCCGGAAGATCGGCGCCGTGGTCGACGCGATCCGCTCTTCGATCTGCTCGTAGGTGGGCGGCGAGCCGAGCCCGGCCGCATCTTGGAAGCCGTAGGGCGCGTTGACGTTTGGCAACGGTCTCACCCCTTGAGGTGGAGAGCCTGTTGCCGAGCACCGGGCCGGTCAGACTAGAAGCTGAAGACCAAGCCCCTCCCCGGGGGGGCCAAACGTGGCGCGGAACCTACGGTCAACTATCGTTTCGCGTCAAGTGCGCGTTATCCTGGCGCCACCCACCCCCCAGGAGCCGCGACCATGACCGACAACCAAGCCCCACCACTCAGCCCCGCGACCCACACCAGCGTGGTGAACCTCAGCCGCGCCAAGCACGAGGTCGAAAGCTGGATGAAGAACCTCGAACAGGCCCTGGCCGACGATGTCGCCGCCGGCCGGCTGACCTTCGACCAGGCGGTCGATATCGCCGAGGCGCACGAGGCCAAGCCGCCGCCGCGCCTCGGCTCCAAGGGCGAGGCGAAGGAGACCACCGCGGAAGCCAACCAGGCGCAACTGGACGCTCAGACCAAGACCGCCGAGGCGGAGGCCGCCAAGAACGCCAAGGCCGCAGCCGCCGCCGCGCCCAAGGAAGCCGAAGGCGATCAGGCGATGGGGAAGGCAGGCGACGAGCCGAAGCCCGCCGCCAAGGACAAGGACGAGGACAAGCCGAAGGCCCCGGCCCACGGCCGGTGATCAGACCTCGTCCAAGCCGATCTCAGCGGCCCGGCGCGCCGCGCGGGCCTTGGCGGCCGAGTCCTCGGGGCGAGCCGCGGGCTGCACCAGCACCAGCGGCGGACGCGCCTGCGGATGGTCGGCGCCGTAGGTGGCCCGGCAGGACTTCATCTGGTTGACGACCAGCCGCCCGGCGAACCAGTCGGCGTAGGCTGCCAGCGGCACGCCCTGGCGCTCCAGATCGCGCCACTGCGCCAGCACGGTGGACGCCAGGGTGTTGACGAAGCTGCCCTTGATCAGCGCTCGCAGGCGCGGCGGCAGCGCGTCGCAGGCGGCGACCTCCTCGTCGGCGCTGCAGCGGACGAGGTCGCCGCCGGCGATGCCACCGTTGAGGTTGCGGCTGGACATCGGATGAGAATATCACCCTACGGTGGCATTTGGTGCAAGCTACATCGCCGTTGTTGACCTATTCACCCGATGGCTTGTAGCTTGCCTGCGTTGTCAAGCGGCGCTTGTCTTCTAGAGGGAAGGTTGCCGTATGGTCGTCGCGCAATGGATGCTGGCGATCCGCCTCGCTCGGAGGCGTGTGGCTTCGCTCATCCAATTTCCAAACCGGGGGCGGAAGGAAAACTCTTAAATGGCGAAAGAGATCAAGACCGCAGGCCAGGTCCGCGCGGCGATCATCAACCAGAACCGCTACAGCGGCGCGCAGGCCGTCAAGCACAAGCTGGCCGTAGACGCTGAGCGAGCGCAGCTAGAAGCCTACGAAGACCTACGCGACGACGTGCTCAGTGTTCTGAAGAACCACCAGATGTCGTGGGAAGACGTACACGGGCGCTGCGGTCCCCACCCCTCTACCCTCCACAGTTGGGAGACCGGCGATGTCCACCAGCCGCAGCTTCGCAAGATGCAGTCGGCGCTGCGGACGGTCGGCTACGACATCGGCATCATCGAAGGTCGCCGCCACAAGGAAGCAGCCGAATGAGTGCGCTCGAGGAAGCCCAGATAGGGCCGGCGATGGAAGCCCAGGTCGAACTCGTCACGCCAGCCAAGGCGATGGACTGGCTCCAGAACGCAGCCCGCAACCGCCACGTCTCGGACTCGACCGTCCGCCGCTACGGCTCGGACATGCTCGGCGGGCGTTGGACGCTGAACGGCCAGGGCATCATCTTCGACGCCAACGGCAAGCTGGTCGACGGGCGCCACCGACTGACCGCGATCGTCGCCACCAACTGCGAGGTGACGATGCTGGTCGTGCGCGGCGCGCCGCCCGAGGCTTTCGAGACGATGGACTCGGGGCGCACCCGAACGCTGGCCCACACGCTGGCCATCGAAGGCCACAAGAACACCGGGGCGACGAGCGCCACCGCGCGGATCACCTGGGCCTACGCGGCCGGGGTGAACCTCAAGTACGGGGCGACCCGCACGGAGCTGCTGAACCTGATCCGCGCCCACCCGATGATCGAAGAGTACACGACGACCATCACCAACCGGGACGGCTACGCGAAGCCGATGGGGGTCCCCAGGTCGGCGCTCGCCTCCATCTTGGCGCTGGCCAACGACGCCCGCAAACTGGACGATCAGGTGGCCGCCTTCCTCGAGGGCTTCCTCACGGGCGAGGGCCTGTTCGCGGGCGATCCGCGGCTGACGCTGCGCCGCTGGCTGGCCCGGCAGCGGGCCGAGACCGGCTACGGCGGCACCCGGATCAGCGAGCCGTTCTTCGCCGCGACCTCCAAGGCCTGGAGCGCCTACGTGATGAACCGGCAGTTGAAGGAGATCAGGCTGCCATCGTTCTTCAACCGGGAAACCTTGCCGATAGAGGGCTTCAAGTCGAAGCAGTTCGGCGACGTGCCCGACATGGCGCGCTACTCGTTCGCGGCGCTCGGGCCGGAGCCGCTGCAGTTAGACGACAAGCTCGCCGACTGGGTGATGGGGCCCGAGGCCGATGACCCATCTGCAGCCTCAACATGACCCGCATCGCGCTGCGACGCGGCGCCTGACGCCCGCTGAGCATGCCGCCGAGATGCGGGCCCGCGCCGACGACACGGCGGACGAGACGGCGAGGGCCTACTGGCTCTGGCTGGCCGGGCAGTGGGACCGCACGAGGGATCGCCACCCCCCGCGGTCATGGGCTGACGAATGAAGCGCCTGGGTGATCTCAACGAACCGTGGAAGTGCCCGCCCAGCCTGGAGCGAGCGTTTATGAAGCGGCACGCGACCCAAGACCTGCGCCGCGCCAAGCGCGTCCTGCAGGAGGCCCGGCGCGTGCTGGAGGAAGCGCAGGCGGTGGCCGACGCGCTGAAGGGAGTCCCCATGAACTACAAGGACGAGGGCTACAGCGTCGAGCACGCCCAGTCGGGGCTCAGCGCCTCGATCACCCTGCAGACCGTGAAGGGCCAGGAGCACGCCTACGCTGAGCGCGAGCGCTACTGGCGCGCCCAGCTGACCTTCGCCGAGCGGCGCGAAGCCGCGCCGCCCGCCGAGGAGGACGCTGAACACGATGACCCTTAAGCGCGGCGACTTCGTCTGGCTGACCTGCGGCGAGCGCACCGTCGAGGCGATGGTCCTGCTCCGCTCCATGAACGGCCGGTCGCTGATGCTCGGCTTCGACGCCATGCTCGACGGTCACCTCGGCATGATGCCGGTGCTGCAGGGCGAGGACGGCGTCTACCGGGCCCTCGTCACCCAGAAGGTGATCGAGATCAAGGAGCGCCCCCGTGCAGACCAAGTTCATTGAAGCCACCAACGGCCCGCAGAACTGGGGCAAGTTCATGCTCGCCCGCTTCGACGGAGACGAGTGGTTCCGCCCCTCCGCGGTCGGCCCGGCCAAGTGGTCGCTGCTGCAGCAGATCGGCAAGGACACGAAGAGCCTGCTCGTGCTGGACCTGCAGACCGGCGAGGGCGCGATCCTCCGCCCTGGCGGCAGCGCGCACGCCGATCTGGAGAAGCACCGCATCTGGGTGTGCCCGCTGTTCGAGCCGTTCCTCGCCTGGCTCTACGAGCAAGACCTCACCGATCTTGACGTGCTGCCGGCGCACGTCGATCTGCCTGACGCGGCGTTCGCCATCGCCGGCTACCGCCGACCCGGCCCTCAGCCGGCGCCGTGACCGACGACGACCGTGACGAACCACAGGATGGCGGCGACCGCCCAGAGCACCCAGGCAGCGCGATCGGTCCAGGGTGTGCCGACCCCCTGGTGGAAGAGCGCTTCGAGCAGCACGCCGAGCACGAACAGCGCGGCGGCGATGATGAGGATCATGGGAGACCTCCTTGGCTGAGAACGGCCACAGCCGCGCTAGGTTCTACATCCTCGACGGCCACGAGCCAGTCGGGCTCTACGAGCCCGACGCGGTGATCAAGTGGGGCCGCTGGTTCGAGACGGCCCCAGAGCGCCAGGTGGCCTTCACCGACCTGGGCTGGGCCACCGTCTCCACCGTCTTCCTCGGCGTCGACCACCGCATGCGTGCTTTCGGCCACGACGGGCCGCCGATCCTGTTCGAGACGATGGTGTTCGCCAACCCGAAGCCGGGCGAGGCCTTCCCAGACGAGCTTGACGGTCGGATGAACCGCTACTGCACCTGGGACGAGGCCAAGGCGGGCCACGAGGCGATGGTCGCCGCGGTGCGCGCGGACTTCTGGAGCAGGAAGGCCAACGGCAAATGACGTTCCAGCCGAAGGTGGTCGAAGGAGGACTGCAGTTCACCGACGAGGAGATCGAGGCGGCGGCGGTGATGCACTACGACCACCACTACGGGCCCGGCGGCTTCAGAACGCTGGCGCCCCGCGCGCAACGACGGCTGATCTATCGGATGCGGACTGCGCTCGCGACGCTGCCGCGCATGGAGCGCCCGTGAGTGACGGCCTCACGATCTGGGTCGTCTACGACCACCCCAGCGACTGGCCGAACTACTTCGTGGCGCGCCAGTGGCTGGGCGAGACGGCGACCGGCAACATGCTGATGGACTGGGACTTGGAGCGGCTGCGCGAGACGCTGCAGCGGCTGGGCCTGGTGAAGCTGGACCGGATGGAGGGGGACGACCCGGTGATCTTGGAGACGTGGCTATGACGCTGTCGCTGAGGGTGGGCCACCGCACGGTCGCCGGGGTCTCGTGGATCGAGGTGAAGCACGCGCCGATCGACGCCCAGGGCGGCCACACCAGCTACATGCTGGTGGCCGGCAAGCACGAAGGCGAGGTGCTCGCCTTTCCGACGTTCAACTACCTGCTGACGACGCCAGAACACCGCGCCGAGATCGCGGCGCTGCTGGCTAAGGACGGGCTGCACATCGCATGACGGTCAAGGTCTTCACCATCGCCCATGTGCCCGACGAGCTTCAGCACGCCTGGCTGCAGCACCTGCGCGACTTCGACACCGCGCACCCCGGCTGCCACTTCGAAGTGGCGATCGACGCGCCCGACATGAGCCTCGCCAAGATGCTCAAGGCGATCCAGATCACCCCTGGGCTGACGTTCCAGCAGATATGGGAGCGCAAGCCGTGACGACGCGGGGTTGGGCCATCAAAGACCGGCACGGCATCAACGTGCGGACGGTCCAGCACTCGCGGATCGGCGCGATGGTGAACTGGCTGCTGGTCGCCCCTCGCATCCTCGCCATGCAAGACACCGACGACGCGACGGTCGAGCGGCTCTTCGCCCTCTACGCGGCGCAAGCTGGTGTCACCGTGATCGAGGTGACGATCGAGGAGCGCGCATGACCGACTGGACCCCCTTCGAGGACCGCCCCCGGCCGCCCGAACTCGCCCAGGTGATCGTGACGCTCGACCACATGGAGCGCATCGAGATCGTCTCGCACGACGAGAAAGCCATCGGCGTGATCTTCGCGTGGCTGATGGGTCAGGTGTCGCTGGCGCGGCGCGATGGCTGACATGACCGACGAGGAGCGCCAGAGGCGCATCGCCGCGAAGCTGCTTGCCGAGGAGGCCGCGCCTCAGCCAGCTTGGTACTGGCTCTCCTTCATCGACCCCGACCGCGCCCAGGGAACCCGGTTCCTCGGCGTCGCTATCGTGCATGCCGATGGCCACATGAGCGCGATCGACAGGACCCACAGGCTCAACATCAACCCAGGCGGCGAGGTCGCCTGCTATCGGCTCCCTGACGACTTCGTGGTCGCACCTGAGCATCGCAACAAGCTGCTCGACAGGGTCGCCGCTGCACGGGCCAAAGGGGAGCAATGAGTCAGCCCCCCGCGGCGCTGTGAAGACCACCGGGGGGCTTCCTCCTACCAGCACGCCCTGCGAGAACGGTCGTGGCAACCCTGGTAGCGGTGGATCATCGCTCGTTTTTGGGGACAACGACAAGCCCTACTTGACATAAACCGCAAGCGGGAGCGGACTGCCGAACGGACCAGCGGCTCCCGCCAAACCGGCTGCTGGGCTGACCCGACGCCTCGGTGAGCCAGCCGATCAAGGCCCCCACACCCCGATGGCGGCGCTGCGGCGTCAGCGAAGCGAAGCCCCCAGGAGCCCCGCCGGCGCCTGGGGGTTTTTCCGTCAGGCGTCTGGGACCGGGATCTCCACCGGGCTGTGGGTGGTGCGGACCCGCGCGGTCGGCCGCCCGCGCTCATCGACCCGCTCGAAGGTGCCCTGCGGCGACTCGTTCAGCTGCTGCTCCTTCAGCCGCACGGCGCCGCGGGCGCGCTCGTACATGATCTGCTTGACGCGGTCGGTGATCACCTTGGGCCGCTCCATCAGCACCAGGCCGTCGCGGGTGATCTGGCCGCGCGTGCCCTTCGGCATCATCGCCGGGTGGCGGTCGGCCGGCACCGGCTCCCAGCCCGTCCTCGCCAGCTTGGTGTCGTAGGCGGGGTCGGACTTGCCGAACACGGTCTGGCGCTTCCACTCGTAGGTCCACCCGTCCGGCACCGCGATGGTGTCGAGCGCAAGCTCGTCCTGGCCCTCGTCCAGCGCCCCCTCGAGGTGGCCGATGATCTCGGCGGCGCGGCGGGCGGCGCGGTCGCGGGACGACTCCTCGTGCGCGCCCTCGGGCCGCAGCGGCGGGCGGGCCGGCTCGACCATCTCAGCGGCCAGCGCCTCGATGTTGGACGCCTCCGCCGACTTGACGAAACTGCCCCTTGGGCCTCGCAGGCGCGGCATCAGTTCATCCTCTTCTCTCGGCGCAGGATCAGCATGTTGCGGGCGTAGGCCTGCTCGGCTTTGCGGCCCGTCGGATCCTCGGCCATCTCGTCGGGGAAGTTCTCGTGCGCGGTCTCGCGCTGCTCGGGGGTCAGGGTGACCCTGGTGGGGTTGCTGGCGGCGCCGTTGCCCCGGCTGACCGGGGCGGCTGGCGGCGCGGACTGGCGGGTGTCTGCCACGGTTTGGCGCCTCTCAGGCTGGGGTTCAGGTTGCCGCTCCAGAACGCGGTCCTCGACGAAGCGGATGTAGGCTGGACTGTCGGGCGCCAGCCCCTCTGCCATCGCGAGGTTGTGGGCGCCCATCAGCCGGTAGTTCTTCTGCGGGTCGGTGATGTAGTCCGGGTGCGACCTGATCCAGGCGGCGGCGTTCGGGGTCAGCTGCCTGGCGACCACCTCGACCGGGTCGTCGGCGGCCGGGGCGGCCCTGGGCTGCTCCTTCGGCTGGTTCTTGAGGTACTCGACGCCGCCCTCGATCTGCGACTCCTGCTGCGCGAGCCGGGCGATCTGCGTCTGGATCTTCGCGGCCTGGGCGAAGTCCTGCACGGCGTAGGCCTCGGCCAGGTTCGCCTCAAGGACGCCCATCGACTGCCTGACGCCCTCCAGGGCGCTGTTCAGCGCCAGCAGATCGGCTTCCTGCTTGCCGGTCGTCGCCTGTACGCGGGCCTGCTCTGCCTGGTTGGCGCGTTCTTCTGCCTGCCGGCGGGCGGTGTCGGACGCCTGAAGGCGCGACCGCAGCGCCTCGATGCCTTCCTCGACCGGAACCTCGCGGGTTTCGGGCGGAATATCGCTTTTTTGCGATGCCGGCGGCGCGTCCTGGCCGGTTTCGTCGGCGTAGTCGACGACGATCTCGTCGTCGCCGCCCGGCCGGGTGCTGTGGTCGCGGGTGTGGGTCGGCAGCGGCTCGTTTTCGAGGTCCGCGAGCGCCAGATCGACCGAGTCAGTGGGTCCAGCCATCGTCCTAGCTCTTCCTGATCACTTCCTTCAGGTGCTGCTCTTGCAGCTCCAGCCCCAGCCTCTGTTTGTCGGTCAAATTGTCCGGGCTGGGTTGCCCGGCGGCCTTTTTGGCCGCGATCGCGCGCTGCGCGGCCTCGTTGACGGCCATTCCGGGGTCGAAACGGCGCGCCAGGCGCTCAGAGAGGATGGTCGCCTCGCTCTTCTGGTAGTCGAAGTGCGCCACCAGCGTGTCGGGGATCGCCGCGACCTCGCTCCAGGCCAGGCGGCGGGCCTTCACCGGCTCGAAACCGCGCTCTTTGGCCTCGCGGACCAACAGCGCGACGTAGGCGCGCCCAGCCTGGCGGCGGAGGAAGGCGGTCAGCGCCATCACCACACCTGATCCGGGTGGTCGACGCGGCCCCGCACATCGACATCCTCGAGGATGCGGCACTTCACGCGGTTGATCGTGCAGGCCCAGCCGTCGCTGACCTTGTAGAAGACCCAGTCGCCGAGCCCGATGTCCTCGGGCCAGGTCCACTGGCCGCCGGGCTGGAAGGCCTGCGGGCCGGTCTTCACCACCAGGCCGATCTTGCCCTGGTGGATGTCTTCTTCGATGTTCGACTGCGGCCGGATGATGCCGCCAGCCGTCCTCTCCGGGGCGACGTAGATCGCGCATAGCACCTGGGTGTGGAACAGCACTAGCCCCGAGAGGTCGCCAAGCTCGTCCAGCAGCCGGGCCTTCGGGTCTTCGTCGTGCTTGTACGCTGTCGCCGGCATGGCTTCACCTCTCGTCCAGTTGCTTGCCGGCCTCGGCGCACCAGGCCCCGAACTCATCGAGCGCCCGGATGAAGCCGACCGTCTCGCGGTAGGCGGCGTAGTCCTCAGGCCCGCCGCTGGTGAGTTCCTCGACGCTCTGCTCGCGCTCGGCGGCGATGATCTCCTTCAGCTTCGCTTCGAGTTGCGGGGCTGACGCCATCAGCGACGCTCCCGGCCCTCACGCGAGCGCGCCCCGTACTCGCGGATCTTCTGCAGCCGCCCGAGCCCGGAGCCCGCGCCGGCTTCCGGCTTCGGCGCGCGGCCACCCCGCGCCCGCGGCGGCATCCCTGGCGGCATGCCAGGCGCGCCACCCATCGGGATCGGGATCGGCATCGGCGCCGGGGCGCCTGGGGGAGGCGCTGCGCCCGGCATCGGCATCGGGGCGGCGGCGGGCGGCGGGCGGATCGCCAGCTGCGGGTTGGCGCCCAGCGGCGGGACGGGCGGTTGGCCAGCGCTGCCAGGGTGGCCGATGATGATGTTGATGTTGGTCTTGCCCTTGCCGGACTTGCCGCCGTGGGCGCGGCCAACCCGACCGCCCTTGGCCTTGCCCAGCGCCTTGTGCTCCAGCTTGTGCTGCCGGATCGCGCCTTCAGCGACCTCGCCGCCCTTGGCGTAGTCGCCCTTCTGGCGACCCTTGAGCAGCCCGTGGATCATCCGGGCCTCCCTGCCGCCGATCCGCTGGCCGCGCCGGTTGGACTGGTCGATCGCCGACTGCACGGCGTCGCGGTTGTAGCGGCTCTCGGACGGGCCGGGGCTCGGCGACTTGGTGGTGTCGGGGGTGGGCGGGCCCTTGTTCTCGCCGAGGCTCTCGGCGGCGTCGTCTTGGAACTGCCGGTTCTCGGCCGAGCGCCCATGCACGTCGCCGCCGTAGGCCTTGTGCGAGCGGCAGGAGGGGCAGGAGCAACTCGGCCCGTGCCCGTAGCGCTCGTGCGCCTTGGCCCGCCCGCCGTCCTTCAGGCCCAGCTTCGCCCCCTCCGAGGCCTGCGGCCCGAAGTTGAAGTTCATGCGGCCCTGGCCGCCCATGCCGGCCGACAGCGGCGTCGCCAGCGGGCCGCCGTCAGCGCGGGCCCGCCGCCCGTCCTCGGCCGCCGGCCGCTCGTCGGTGCTGATCGCCGAGGCGCCCTTGCGCTTCAGGGCGCGGGTCTCGGTGGCGCCCTCGGCCTCCTGGCGCGGCAAGTAGCCGCCCTCGGCGCGGTGCGCGCGGCCGCCGGCCTTCATGCCGCCGTTCGGGTAGTGGCCCTCGCGCTCCTCGTCGGAGGCCTTCTGGTCGCGGTTGTTGTAGCTGTCGCCGAGGCCGCCGCCCGCCTTGCGAGCTGCGCGGCCCGGCGTGGCGGCGGCGTGCGCGCTCGAGAAGACGGGGCCGCCGTCCGCGCGGGCTTGGCGGCTCACCGGGCGCATGCCGGTCTTCACCCCGGCGTAGAGCTTCTCGGCCGGCGTGAACGAGGACGAGTCGACGCCGGTGGCGTCGGCGCCGCCGCCCAGGCGCTCGGCCTTCGAGCGCATGTGCTCGCGGTAGGTCTTGGCGGATGCGGCGGAGGCTTCACCCATCGGTCTGCTCCTGGGGCCAGTTGGGATGCCGCACTGAGGTCAGCGCCACCCCGTCCTGGGGTTCGGCGAACTTGGCGGTCGGGTCGATGTGATCGAGGCCGGCAGGGGGATCGGACGTGACCTTGGCCCTGCCGGGCTGGAAGTCGTAGTCGGACTGGTAGGGGGCGGCGGCGCGGGTCTGGTAGCGCTCATCGAGGCCGGGCCGCAGGCTGCGGTCGGCGTAGGGGTTGGGCGGCTCGTTCATCTCGAGCGCCAAGCTGAGCGCGTCGCTGAGCAGCTTGCCGACGATGACGAGGTCGGGCTCGGCCATCTCCAGGGCGCGCTCGGCGTGGCCCAGCATCAGCTTCAGGCGGTTGATCTGCTTCTGATCAGGCATCTTTGCTCTTCGCTTTCCTGGCGGCTGCTTTCGCAGCGATCTGGGCTTGCTTGAGGTCGGAGGCGCGGTCGGCCTCGCCCTCGCGGTGTTCGTGGGCCTGCCCCATCGCGGTCTCGTGGGCGCTGGCCTGGTGGGCGAGCATCGCCTTCACCAGGTCGACCTGGTCGGAGTGCTGCTCGGCCTGCCGGTCGGCGGCGCGGTCCTGCGACTGCTGCTCGGTCTCGGCGATCTTGGCGTGCGAGTCGAAGCGGCGGGTCTCGGCGTCCATCAGCTTGGCGCGGGCGTTGATGGCGTCGAGCGAGTTGGGGGCAGGGGGCCCGCCGGCCTTGGCGAAGCCGCCCTGCTCGATCTTGGCCTGGGTCTCGGCGAGCTTCGCCTTCGCGGTGGCGGCGCGGGCGTTGGCGTCGGTGGTGCGGGCGTCGGCCTGCTGCTGCTTGGCCTTCATCTCGGCCTGCATCTGCTGCAGTTGCGGCGGCGGCTGGCCCATCGCCTCCGGCGGCACGAAGAACTGGCTGGGGTTGTTCACCCCCATCGTCTTCAGCGCGTAGGTGTCGACGGCGATCGGGTCGTAGAGGCTCTGGCTGGCCGCCTGCAGCTGCTTGATCCCCATCGCCTTCATCAGCCGCTGCAGTTGGCTGGAGGTGTTGGGGTCGGCCTGCGGAACAAGCTCGCACGTCGACAGCGCCTGCAGGAACGTCACCTTGTCCCAGTCCTGGCCGGAAGCCGGCTTCTGCTCGCAGCGCAGGAAGTCCTCGGGGTGGGCGCGGAACAGCGCCACGATCAGCTGGAACTCCTTGGCCTGGGCGGTGTGCACCCGCTTGTGGACGCTGTTCTCGATCTTGGTGGCCTGGTCGATCAGCGCCAGCGTGGTGCCGACCGGCGCGTCCTGCTTGCCCTCGCCGACTTGGATCTCGGCGGTCCCGCCGATCCGCGCGCCGGTGGTCGCCATGCTCTCCACCAGCGCCATCAGCGGCGGCATCTGGGTGGTGTTGTAGGGCAGCGGCATCACCGACTGGGTGATCGGCTTGCCCAGGGTATCGACCGGCTGCCCGCCGCCCGGCGGGACGCGCAGGATCGAGGTCTGCTGGCGGGTGGCGGCCTTGGCGATCAAAAAGCCGGGGAAGTTGGCGAACATCCCGTTGTCGAGCATCTCCCGCCAAGCAGCCGTGATAGCGTTGGCGGTGTTTCCGAGGATGTGCCCCAGACCAAGACTGTAGAAGCCGAACCCCGGCACGTAGGAGTACTGCACGAAGGTTTCACGACGCTTCGGCAGTTCGTCGTCGTCCTTCGGCTCATCGTAGTCGCGAACGAGACTGAGCACCTGCCGGCTGGTAACGTCCACGGTAACACGGTAGGGGATCTCCAGCCCGCTGGCCTTGCCCTTCCACTGGTGCTCGTAGCCGGCGAGGTCGAGGTCGCAGTAGATCTCGTAGAGCTGCCGGTCGCGGTCGAGCGGGTTCTGGGTGGTGTCGGTCACCCCCTGCTGGCGCCGCATCTCGCGCTGCGCCTCGTCCAGCGGCGGCTCGACCGGCGTCCCCAGATCGACATCGCGGTAGGCGCCGATGATCTGCATGCGCCGCACGGTGGTCGGGCTCATCATCAGCCGGTGGGTGACGCGCCTGGCGTTGGCGAGGTCGGTGGCGTCGTTGGAGACGATCAGGTCGTTGGCGACCACCGTCTCGCTGACCGGCCGCATCCGCAGCGGGCAGCGGTAGACCTTCTTGAAGGTGGTCCCGTCCAACCCGAGCCTGAAGAACATCCGGTCGGTGTCCGGGTAGTACTCCGTCGCGTGGGCGGTCAGGTAGTGGTTCATGTCCTTCTCGAGCGCGCCCGCCAGCAGCTCGGACTCGGCCCCCTCGTCGCTGTCGTCCCTGATCTTCATCGGCCCATCCGCCGGCAGGAACTCGCCGCGGGCGTTGGCCTGGAACCGGAGGACCGCCTCGAGCAGCAGCGGGTGCCTGACCCGGCTCATGCCCTCGACCGGCGCGCCGTCCACCGCCCCCGAGACGTTCGGCACCTCGATGGTGACGCCGAGCAGCTTCACGAAGGTGGCGACGGTGTCGATCCAGTCCTTGCGCGACTCCTCGTCGTCGGCGACCCCGCGCAGCAGGTCCTCGGCGACCCCGCCCAGCTGGTCGCCGTCGATCTCGTCGGCCAGGTTCCTGAACCAGTCGGTGTTGGCGTTGTGCCCGAGACCGGGCAGCAGCGGCCGGTCGTTCATCGAGATGGTGACGGAGCCGTCGCCGTGCTCGATGCGCAGTATCTCGCCCGCCTCGTTGACGTTGGGCTGGTCGGGCCCGTCGTCGGCCAGGTCGATGACGATGTCGTCGTTGGCGGCTGCGGCGGGCGCCGAGGGGCCCACCAGCCTGAGGTTGGCGCGACCGAAGCCGCCGCCGAAGCGGGGGACGCCGGCCATCAGTAGTACTCGTCGCCGAACACCGCCCACCAGAGCCGGGTGGGCAGCCAGCGCAGCCGGTCGCGGATCGCCTCAAGCCGCTGCGCCAGCCGCTCGCGGCGGGTCAGCGGTCGGCCCGGCCCGGCGCCGGGGTCGTAGGGCATCGCCACGCCCTCGGTCTTCAGGTGCGCGAGGCCGAGGCCCGGAGGCAGCGGCTCGAACACCTCGTTGAAGTCGGGGACGGCCATCAGCGGGCCTCCCAGACGGCGGCGATCAGGTCGCCGTACTTGGGCTCGGCCGGATCGCGCGGCGGTCCGTAGCGCAAGTAGCGGATCAGCCGCTGGTCGTCGTCGTAGCGCCAGCGGGCGGTGATGGCGAGGTCGCCCTCACGGGTGGGGTCGATGCGGTCGATGACGTGACCGATGATCTGCACGGCCCCCTCGGGCGGCTCGGGCACCTGGTCGCGGCTGAGGATGACGCCGCCATCGGCCAGGCAGAGGTCGCTGAGGGTGATCTGGACGATGTCGGGGGCGCGCTGGGCCATCAGTTCGGCCGCTCCATCTCGGCGAGGTAGCGCTCGATGCCGGCGAAGGCGGCGTGCGGCTCGTCGACGGCGGCGATCTGGTAGTCGCGAGGCTCCAGCTGGTCGGCGCTGCCGAAGAGCTGCCCGCTGACGTGGACGAGGAACGGCAGATCGTTGACCCGATCGGCGACTTCGAACGCGCCGGGATCGACGGTCGCCTGCGCCTGGATGCGCGACTGCGGGAACACGCGCTCCTCCCTTGGGCGCCCCGACGACCACCGCGCCGTCTCTCAGCCGGGGGGCCTTTCTGCACGGTAGGGCGGCGCCGGGGCCGGACTATACTGGAGCGTCAAGTGCGACTTCGCAACCGGCGTCAAGCCGGATAGAGCGGGGGCGGCGCTTTCTGGAGGTGGCGGGCGGCGTCGAGATCGGCCAGACGCTCCGCCGGCAGAGCAAGCAGCCCGCGGTCCCTCAGACAGCGGAGGGCCTGCGAAACGGTGTCGACGTAGTCGTCGTGGGCGCCGTGCGGGAAGCTCTCGACCTGGCGGATGCACTCCTCAGCCCACACCCGAAAGGTCGGCATGCCGGGATCGCTGGGCGCGTAGACGATGCCGTCGCGGGCCGAGACGAGGATCGGCTCGCCGTGCTGGTCGCGCAGCGGGTGGCCGGAGGCGTCGGTCTTGGGGCGCAGGGACGGCGCGAAGAGCGGGACGACGCTGTGCAGCCGGCTGAGCTTGTCGATGCTCTTGGGGTCGTTCATCTCCACCCCCCAGGTCTCGTGGCTGTAGAGCCGCTGCAGCTCCTGGCCGACGCTGATGCCCGAGGCCTTGTTCTCGATGAGCAGCAGGTCCGCCTTCATCTTGGAGCAGCTGTCGGCCACCTTCACGACAAGCTCGTGCAGCGGCAGGCGGGCCTGCCAGGCGTGCATCAGCATGACGCGCGGGGCCTCCTCGACGAAGTTGCGCATGCCCAGATACATCGGCCGCCCGTCCGAGCCGATGATCCGGCCCGGCACCGCCACCGTGTCGTAGGTGAAGACCCCCCAGACCGTCAGGGCGCTGTAGTCGTTCTCGGTCTTCTCCGTGTACGCCGTATCGAGACTGGCCAGGATGAAGTCCATCGGCGGGTAGGCCTTGCCCTCCCAGGCGTTCCACCAGGCGTACTTGATGACGCCGCCGCCCTTCGGCTTCGGGCTCTGCTCGAGTTGCCCGGCGGCCGCGAACGGGCCGAGGGTCTGCTCGAGCTGGCGCACCGCCTTGTCGGGGAAACGCTCCGGCCACAGCAGATCGCCCTCGCGGGTCCTGGGATCGCGCCAGCCGATGCTGGTGACGACGATGCGGTCGGGGTCGTAGTGCATCGGCAGCATCAGCAAGTCCCAGTCGCCGATCTGCTGCTCAAGGACGTGGCCCGTCAGGTCGTTCTCGGCCAGCCGCTGCTGGATGATCACGAAGGCGCCGGCGTCGATGTCGTTGAGGCGGGTGGAGGCGGTCTGGTCCCACCAGTCGATCACCTCTTGGATGGCGGCTTCCGAGAAGGCCTCGTTGGCCGCGTTGGCGTCATCGATCACGAAAATGTTGCCGCCGAAGCCGGTGGCGGTGCCGCTGATGGAGGTCACCAGGCGCTCGCCCGCCGCGTCGTTGACGAAGCGGTGGGAGGTGTTCTCGTCGGCCAGCAGCTTGAAGCGGTCGCCCCAGCGCT